AAGATAGGAGAAAATAATGGCTTGGTTATACAATGGAAGAACTCTAAAAGTTGGCAAGAGTTGGACTGATGATAATGGATATAAACACCCTTATAATTGGGCAACAGCTTGGTCAGCAGAGGATAAAGAGCATTGGGGAGTAACGTGGCAAGATGACGTAGATACTAGCTATGATGAACGATTTTATTGGGCAAGAGATGTTGAACGTAGCCTAACAGATATCAATGAGGTTGACGAAGACAACAATCCAATACTAGACCAAGATGGCAATCAAGTTGTTACTAAAGGTCTAAAGACTATTTGGATAGAAAGAACCAAATCAACTGCTAATGGTTTATTAACTGCTTCTGATTGGTATGTAGTAAGAAATGCAGAGAAATCTGTAGCTATTCCTGCTGACATAACAACTTATAGAGATGCAGTTAGAACAGCTAGTGGCACAATAGAAACAGCGATTAATGCTTGTACTACACTAGATGATTTTAAGGCATTGTTTGTAGTGCCTATGGATGACCAAGACCCTCCACAGCCTACAGGGAAAGCACCAATCTACAATTTTCCAGACGAGATATAAATGGCAGTTGATGGAGCTATAATTTGGAATATAATTTTAACATTAGTTATAGTTCCTTATGCTTGGGCATTTAAAAATTTATATGCAGAAGTCAACAGGCTACAAATACTGTTAAACAAAACTAGAGAAGAATATGCTTCAAAAGAAGATTTAAGAGATACATCAAATCGTATTATGGAAGCATTACATAGGTTAGAAGATAAATTAGACAAGGTTTTAAGTAGGTGACATCATGCTTGAAATGCTAATGGTTGCCAACAGTGCTTTTGCAGTTATCAAGCAGACAATCGAAAATGGTCGTGAACTTTCTTCAGCAGGAGCAGCCATTGCAAAATTCGTAGGTGCTGAAGAACAACTTAAAAAAGATTTAGATAAAAAAAAGAATAGTATTTGGACTAACTTTCTAGGCAAAGAAGACAATGACCTAGAAGAGTTTATGGCTCTTGAAGAGATACGAGTTAAGAACGAACAACTCAGAGAATTTATGCAGCTATATGGCAGAGCCAATCTCTACAATGATTACATATCCTATTGTGCTGATGCACGTAAAGCTAGGAAAGAAGCTAGGATAAAAGCTGAACAACAAAGAGAAAAGATTAAAGACATAGCTCTTAAAATTGTATTGGCTATATTAGTTTCTGCTTTATTGGCAGGTGTAGTTACTGTCTTGGCTATCATAGCTAGAAAGAAAGGTTTGATATGACAGCCTTTTTACTTGCTTGTACATTAAATGGTATTGTTAATGGTGGTATATACTTTCAGAGTGTGAACGTGTGTATACATTACAAGAACATATTAGATAACCAAACATTTATGAAAGGCAATGAGCCACAAACATATGAGTGCATATGTAAACTCGTACCTTTTGTGGATACAGATAAAGTAAAGGTGTACTAATGGTTACAGTTGAACAGTTTCTGAAATGGAAGATATTACCAAGACTAATGATGCTTTGTAGCACAGTCATGTCCTGGAGATGTGCTGAATGGTTCATGGGATTAGATGCACCTACAGCTAGTCAATCAGCATTTGTGTCGGTTGTTATGGGTGTAATGACAGGTGTCTTTGGTATATGGATGGGTCACGAACATAAGGAGCATAAATAATGTTAACAGCATTGATAGGACCAGTAACCAATTTAGTTGGTAAGTTTATTGAGGATAAAGATGCCAAGAATAAACTGGCACATGAGATAGCAACTATGGCTGAGAAGCACGCCCAGGAGTTAGCCAAAGGGCAGCTAGAGATAAACAAAGCCGAAGCTCAACATAAGTCAATCTTTGTTGCTGGTTGGAGACCTTTTATTGGCTGGACCTGTGGCATAGCTTTGTGTTGGCACTTTGTGTTAGCACCAGTAACTATATTCTTGTGTGCTTATATCGGAGTTGCTATACCTGAATTACCTACATTTGACATGGGTTCATTGATGACAGTGTTAATGGGTATGCTCGGATTAGGTGGTTTAAGAACTTACGAAAAGCAAAAAGGATTAACAAAATGATATGTTACAGGTGTAAAATTGTTTTGCAAAAGACCGAACTCAAAGATGTTTACAGATGCCCTATGTGCAAGAATGTAGAAAGAGTTATTGAAGAGAAGGAAGGGAAATGCGAAAATCCACAGTAAATAAGTCAGGCAATTACACCAAGCCTACTATGAGAAAGCAGTTGTTTCAAACTATAAAAGCTGGTGGTAAAGGTGGAAAGCCTGGTCAATGGTCAGCAAGAAAAGCACAAATGCTTGCCAAGCAATATAAAGCTAAGGGTGGTGGATATAAATAATGGCACTTACAAAACGACAAAGATCACTGAAATCTTGGACAAAACAAAAGTGGAGAACCAAGAGTGGCAAGCCTAGTACACAAGGGGCAAAGGCTACAGGTGAGCGTTACTTACCTGAAAAAGCGATTAAGGCTCTTAGTGCCAGTGAATACGCCAAGACTACGGCTGCTAAGCGAAGAGCAACTAGAGCAGGTAAACAGGTATCTAAACAACCCAAAAAGATTGCAGCAAAAACGAAAAGATTTAGAAAGGTTACGTAATGTCAAAGCTGAGTCAAAACTTCTCTCTGAGCGAATTAACGAAGAGTCAAACAGCAGAAAGAAAAGGCATAATAAATAGTCCTAATGCTGATGAGATATACAATCTAAGATTATTAGCTGAGAATATATTACAGCCAATCCGTAATAAGTTTGGTTCATTCATAGTATCAAGTGGTTATAGATGCCCTGAGTTGTCTATTGCTATCGGAAGTTCTGAGAATAGTCAGCACTGTAAAGGACAAGCAGCAGATTTTGAGGTAGCTGGTGTAGATAATTACGAGCTTGCAAAGTGGATAGAAGCGAACCTAAACTTTGACCAGTTAATTCTTGAATGTTATACTGGTGGTAACAGTGGCTGGGTACATTGCAGCTATGTTGAGAATGGTAGAAAAGAAACGCTTACATATGATAAGCAAAATGGTTATAGGCATGGGTTGATTAATGGCTAAGACTCCAGCGTGGACAAGGAAAGAGGGAAAGAATCCTAAAGGTGGTTTGAACGCAAAGGGCAGGGCATCTTACAAGGGTGGTACATTAAAAGCACCTGTAAAGAAAGGTGATAATCCAAGAAGAGCTAGTTTTCTAGCTAGAATGGGAGGTATGCGTGGACCTGAAAGAGATGCTAAAGGAAAACCTACGAGATTGCTACTCTCTCTGCGTGCATGGGGTGCGAGTAGTAAGGCAGATGCTAAAAGAAAAGCTGCTGCAATTAGTAAACGCAATAAAGCAAAAAGTAAGTAATTACGAATACATTCAGGTAGAAAAGGAGACTGATATGCCTATGGGTAAAGGAACTTATGGTTCAAAAAAAGGAAGACCATCTAAGAAGATGGCTGGTAATGGTTTAACTGCAAAGCAAAAGACATTGCCTAGTGCTTTGCAAAAAAAGATAATGAAAAAGAAATCAAAGAAATGATTTTTGCAATAGCCTTGTTTCCCATTTTATAGGGCATTGAACGCTATCTATTTTCCTAGCCATTTCTTCAGGTTCGTTTCCTAAGTCTTTATAGTTTCTAGCTACATTAACAGAGTCAGCAGATGCAAATGGATAATGTTTACCAGCCTGTGCTAAACCTCTAAGCATATGTATGTGTGGTAAATGCTTATGCTTTTTGGATAACACATTAAATGCTTCATTAATTCTATCAGACCATTTATCAGATCCTACTTGCCAATAATCTCCTGAGCTACCAAAGCAAACCTTTGGGTAATGATCGGTTAAAAAGAGTAGGTAATCTAAATCTAAATTTAAATGCCAAACTGGTGCAGATAAAAAGTTAGGGAATGGAAACTGTAGTAAAAGTTCTTTTTGCTGTGACACTGTTCCACCTATGACATCAGGTATAACTGCCCAATGTGGATGTCCAAGTTTAGGCTCAAGCCAAGCATACAATTTGTTATAATCGATTTGCTTGCCCTGAGTATAAGATGTAAAGGCACCATTATCCCACATTACAGATTGACCTATTTGCAAACAAGTATCTGCATCTCTTGGATCAGCAAAGCTAACGCAGAAATGTTTACCAGCCATACTATAAAGTTGTTCTTTAGGAGTTAGTGGTGTTCCATGATAGTGGATCATTGTCTTTTCCTAAATAATACCAAATAAACAAAGCAGCTAACATCTTGCTTGCAAACATTGCTATTGTTGCAACAAAACTAAACTGATTAATCATAAGTAAAAAGATTGCACTATCAATAGGCGTTGATAACAACGAAGATATCAGTATCCTTTGTCTTAGTGATTTATTGCTCCAGGTGTAGTATGCCCAGTCAACTAACTCGCTAACAAGAAAGGCAGTTACAGATGCTATAGCAACAAAAGGACTTGCCATAAAGTAACTCAGCAATCCACCAATAGCCATAGCTCCTAAAACTTTATGACCTATTTCTTTTTGTGCATAATCCCTAAGAACAAAGACTAATCCAACTATCAAAGCCATAGGTGGGTACATTTCTCCAGTACCAAACAAAGGCAGCATTGGCACATACACAAATCCTATGTTTATTAAAAGTATTGATAGTATGTAAACTAAAGTAAATTTTATTTTATTCATGTTTTATTCCTTCTTCTTATTGTTACGTTTGTGTCTATAGCCTTCTCTAGCTGCTCCATGTTTATGCTCATAGTTAGAGCCACTTGTGACTATACTAGATAAGCTAGAGTGACCTGTGTAAATTTGTGTTGGTTCTCTGAAGACTCTGCCGTATTCTTTTTCATTTACGGCTCTTGGATCATCTAAGACGCTCCAATCTTCTAGCTCTTCATCTTGTTTGGTTGCTGGTTTAATAACTCCTAGTCCAAGATCAATGCAAGTATGGCATCTTCTCATGGTGTTTCTTTTGTGGGCAACATACTTAAGTTTATTGCCACAGACATAACAGTTCTCGAAATCTTCACCAGCTTTGTTCATTGTCCTCTCCTTTTATTTCACTAGCGTAAACAAACCATCTCTTACCAAACTTTTTACCTTTGACCTCTCCGTTCTGCAACAAACGGAGAAGTCTTTTTCTATTGCTTGGCGTGTCTCCAAACATCAGTTCGGTAGCTTCCTGTGTAGAGTAATAAGCCTTAGAATGGGATTTCATCATTTAGCTCATCCTTTAATGCTGAAATAGGACTAGGCTTTGGTGGATCAATAGACTGAGCTAGTGATTTCATACCAGGCTGTGACACTCCATCTGATATGCTGTCTGTGTAGACTCCTTGCACCACCTCGGATATGGCAAGACCTAGTGAGCCATCATCATTGCCAAATAGTTTCACGCTGTATCTAGCATCTTTTCTAAGATGTATGTCTGCTGGGTTACCATCTTTGTATGGTGTCCACTTTGAGTTACCATGTGTAGCCTTACCCTCTGTGTTAGGGAATAATGTTATGTTTACTACTTTTCTATATTGATTAGCCATTTGTTTTCCTTTCTAAATTAGCTTCATGTTTAGTAAATATGTCAACTGCTTTTTTGTATAGATCTACATTTTGCTCTTTCATTTCATCTAATATACTTTTGGATTCATGGAAGTAAGCGTGCAGTTGAGAAACAGTTCTCTTTTGTTGACACCAATGGTCAAAGTCTTGCAGCTTTTTCTCGTGCATTTCTCTCCTTTCTTCGGCTGTTAGTTCACGAGGTTTTAGATTGTCAGGTGGTAGATCATCAAAGTCTTTTTTGGTGATAGGTTGAGGAGCCACTGGTTGAGGGGATACGAGATTATTCGGCTCCTCTCTCATAGCTTGCGTTTTTCTCTCAACTGCGTCAAGTTCATTCGCACTTGCATATTCACCACCAGCTAGTCCAAGACTAGCCAAAGCTCTACCGATTGCAGAAGTTTCAGCGTTTTCCAAAGCAGATGTAGTATTGACCATGCCTTGTCCTCGTATCTCTTCTGCCATACCAGCACCGACAATGCGACTTTCTTTGTCTGTGATAATAGCTTTGACAACAACACGCTTGCCATCATTGACTAGTATCTCAGTATCAAGACCAAAGTCTGTGCCATGTATTCTTCTAAAGGCTTCCATTCGGTGGACAACCTGTGTGTACAGCTTGCCACCTTTTTGCTTGACACCATGAGACTTGTGTAAGTCTGCAATAGTATCCATAGTTTTAGCTAAATTACTCATTCTTTCCTCTTATTAGTTTACTTAACATTTCCATAAGCAATTCATTCTGCTTAGTAACAGTCTTATCCTTATCCTCTAGTTTAGCTATACGTTCTTCTAATAGATCTATAGCTTGTGCATGATACTGCTCAGTATCAGTCATCTTCTTTCTCCAATCGGAGACTAATTCGTGTATCATATTCCTGCCCTTTCTTCTGCCATATGCTGTATTCTGTCCTCATCAGTTACTGATTCATAGAAGTAATGTCTTGCACTCCACATCTTTAGCTGTTTTCTGCCACTCTCAGCCTTGATAGCAGTACCATCAGTAACAATCAGTCCTTTTTCTTTTAAGGCTTTGTAGCGTGCTGTAATCGTGCTGTATCGGTATTCAGGTAAAGCATATTGTACTTGATCTGATATACAGCCACTCTCACCGAATGAATCTATCACTCCGAGTACAATCTTTTCCATGCGATTTGCATCAATTTTCTCTGCACTTTGATGACTAGTGTATGGATCTAGGTTTCTTCTAAGTTTAATTGGATTTGTCATGTTATCTCCCATAGTTGTTTAGCTAGGTTGGTTACGTTTGGTCCATGTCTCTGCGATATCTGCACCATGTCAGGTTGGACTAGTCCAGCTAACGCTTTCCATGAACCTCTACTTGCTTTGAGTAAGTTCTGAGTGACTAACCAAGAACGTACTACGTCATCATAAGCCTTTTGCAGATTCTCTTCTGTCATAAGCTCACAATTTGTTTCGTCTACTATGTTATAGCCTGATGATGTTACGAATAACAAAGCTGGTTTTTCTCCAGTAGCTTTCCAGTAGACTGCTTGTTGCATAACTTGTTGTGCAGATGGTTCTGTCTTAGGTTTAGGCACACGCCAAGACCTAGTTCCATCTTTTTTTGGTGGGTTTCTCATAGGTAGTGAGCATTTAAGGTCTATCTGTTTGCCACCACCTGAGTAATCTTGATATAAAACAACTGGTACATCTATCTTAGGCTCAATAAATTGCTTCATTGATTCTCCCTCGATACGATTAACACCACTAAAATATTCTTGTAGTCCATCAACAGCGTGCTTAATCATTTCAGGGATATGCTCTCGAAACTCTTCGTATTCCTCTGCATCTTTGCCATTATCCCAAGTTCTAGGATTGTATCCTTGATACTCTGTGAGTGCATACCTTACTGCTTCATTGATATCCATTGATTCTTGGACACCTTTGATCGGACTGTAGTTGTGCAATCCCATAGCACAATCAACACCTGTCTGTACGTTTATCCCAGCTATAGGTCTTGATGCCATAGGGAAAGACATCTTATGTTCTTTTCTAAGGTAATGCTTGAGTATCATCTCATCTTTGGTTGCTGTGCCATTGCTTGCACTTTCATGCTCAATGCCAAAGTTTAATCTGTAATCAGGTATCTCAGCCATGTAATCTCCAATACTATTTGTTACGATATTATTCTTTACAATCTTTACTGTCAACACATTATTTAATTATTATTGACAGACTGTCAACATATAAATATTATTTAGTTATGGTTAAGTTAAAAGTTTTAATTGCTTGTGAATATTCTGGTATAGTTAGAGATGCTTTTTCTGCTAAAGGGCATGATGCTTGGAGTTGTGATATATTGCCAACAGAAAGTCCAGGCAATCATTTACAAGGCAATGTTTTAGAACATTTAAATAAGGGTTGGGACATTATGATAGCTCACCCACCTTGCACTCATTTATCAGTAAGTGGAGCTAGGTGGTTTACGGAGGGGAAAAAGCCAATGTCTTTAAGGTATGAAGCTATTGAATTTGTTAAAAAACTTATGGAAGCTCCAATCGATAAAATTTGCATAGAGAATCCTGTATCTGTGATTTCCAGTTACATTAGAAAATCCGATCAAATGATAAATCCTTATCAATTTGGTCACACAGAATATAAAAGAACTTGTTTGTGGCTGAAAAATTTACCTAAACTTAGAGAAACAAATAATGTTTTAGAAGAAACAAAAAAACTACCTGACAAAATAGCCAAAAGAATTTGGTGGTTAGGCAGTAATAAGGGTAAAGAAAGAAGTAAGTTTTATAAAGGTATTGCTGAAGCTATGGCTGACCAGTGGGTTTAGGTCTTTAATGAAATTAATTGACTACATAAAACAGAATAAGCTAACACAAAACAAGTTTGCCCATAAATCAGGGTTAACTCGTTCAGCTATTTGCAGGTTATTGAAGTGTGAAAGATTCCCAAGTCCTGACACTATGAACAAGATAGAGTTAGCTACACTTGGGCAAGTAACTGCTAATGACTTTCTTAAACAAACTCAAGAGAAGATGGCTGAGTATACCACTAACGAATGGAAGAAGATGTATAATGGCAGATAGTCGTAACAAAGGTGCATCTTTTGAGAGAAAAATATGCAAACTCATCAAGGATAATCTAAACATAGATGCCAAGAGAAACTTGGATCAGTATCAAGCTAAAGGTCAAGCTGATATTATTATTCCTGGTTGGTCTATTGAATGTAAAGCGTATCTTAAAGGCACTACGTTCAAGCGTGCTTGGTGGGAGCAAGCGAAAGAATCTGCTGCGAGTTTAAATCTAACTCCAGTATTGATATACAAATACAATAATTGTCCTATCAAGTGTGTTATTTCTCTTGATGTGTTATCGAGGAACTTTAGCTCAGGGCATGATTTGGTTTGTGAAGTTGATATAGATACATGGTTTTACATTGTGAGGGAGCGAGATGGATAAGTTTGAATTACTGCAAAAGACTGCTGATGTTATCAAGGAAAGAGGTGAGAGTTATGGTTCTATCGTAGACAATCATACTCGCATTGCGAAGTTATGGTCTGTGATACTGGATAAGTATGTTACGACTGAGCAAGTAGCTCTTTGTATGGTAGCTGTTAAAGTGGCTAGGCTGATAGAAACACCTGACCATGATGACAGTTGGCAAGATATTTTAGGCTATGCTTTAGTAGGTTATGAGTGTGCTGATGCAAAAAAATGATTTTAATATAATCAGAAAATATGCCAAGACCTGTAAATCAAAAGATAGGTTTAAACAAATTATGCTTTCTCTTAATGTGATTGGGAAAGAAGATAATCATATGACTGACGTTACTCTTGATGCTTACTGGTCTTACTATAATGATTTGACTAGAGTAGAACAAAGAA